GCAACTTCTGAAGGGTGACGCCTTTGGGCGGTTGTGATTGGTCGGTCATTGTTTATTTATGCGATGTGTTTAATATTTCGGGTTTGATTTTAAGCCCATTTTTGAACAAATGTATTAAATTTAAAATTCATATTGTCAATATTAAAAATGCATGGAATGTATTATTTTTTTCTTATTCAATTATATAATCAAGTATAATCAAATGGTCGGCGGTGTTCTGGATTTAGGCGAGTTGGTCAAACGCGCCATTAAGTATTTGGTGGAAGGTGCGCTGGTTGCCCTTGCCGCTTATTCTATCCCCCAGCGTAAGCTCAACCTCGATGAGATTGGTCTCATTGCCCTTGTTGCTGCTGCCACCTTTAGCATTCTGGACACCTACGTGCCCACTTTGGCTGTGTCTGCCCGCAGCGGTGCCGGTTTCGGTATCGGCGCCAACCTTGTTGGCTTCCCGGGCAACGTGCTCAAGGTTTAAGACACAATTTGGTTCGCTTAACGGAACAAATCTCTCGAAAATTGTTTTTTTTATAATGCAATTGCATGAAGATTGCATTGTATAAATAGATAAGATGGACCAACTGGCTGAACGTTTTAAAGCTGCAATAGTGGCTATTGAGTCCGAGCGAGATGAATATGAGCCTGAAACAATTGAATTGTTCTTTCAGTTATATCGAGCATATATTCGTTTCACAGAGGTTTATGCAGAATTTGATAGGGAAAAAAACATTGACAACTGGATGAAAGCCAAAGAAGCAACCAATGCTGTTTTACGCGCTAGAGACAAAGATGAACCACTTTTAAGAAGGGTGATGAACAAAATATGGATGAACACCGCATTCAATGATATTTATCAAAATAAATGGATTCAGAGTGAGCTGGATAGGTTGCATGCTCCTGCAGCTGAACGCTATGACCCTTACAACTACATAAAAAGGAAAGAAGAAGAACAACGCAGGAGACAAGAAGAAGAACAACGCAGGAGACAAGAAGAAGAACAACGCAGGAGAGAAGAACAACGCATTATCCTAGAAGAAAAACAACGATTGGAAAAATATGCAACAGCTCCAGCTGCAGGTGGGGCAAAAAATCGCATGAAATACAAGAAGCACTCCAAGAAGTCCCGAAAGTCTAAGAAGTCCAGGAGGCATTAAAAATGAAATATCTAAATTTTATATAGGAAGATTCACTATATAACATTTTTGAGTTGTCAATGTTAGACCTTTGCACAAACACTGTTAGCAAAGGGGAAAGTGGTTGCATTAAGTGCATTGATGACCGGTTATTTGACATGGCCAAACGCAGAGAAATTGCCGTGCTTCCTTATGACCACACAGAGAGCATCGATTCATTTGAGTTTTTTAAACATTTGCGTGAAAACAACACATGCATGAAAATATTTTTTCCGGATGAATTAATGCGTGAAAAGATAGTTGGGCAAAGTGGGTTCGAGAGAGAATACAAAACAATATTGATTCTCAAAAAACTAAGAAATTTCATTGAAAATCACACCCCATATGAATCATACAATGATAGTTATGGTTTCAAACTGATATTCATACACGGCGTAAAAATAAATGAAGTCGTCATCCATGAAGTTAATATCGTTTTAGTTAGACTGTGCGTGAATAGTCGAAATAGTTTGTTTTTTTCAGAATTCAATCCAACCATGTTTAAAAAAAACATAAAAGACGCATTGAAATTGCTTCATGCAAAAGGATACTGCCACAAAGACTTACACATTGGGAACATTGTTTTGTGCTTTGATACGGATAAAACTCCAAAATACAAGTTAATTGATTTTGAACACATGTCAAAATGCGAAGAAGAAGAACAAGAAGAAATGAATTCAGTGGATTACATGACAGGTTCGGTCATGCGTCGTTCAAAACTTGGAGGGAAAAGAACTCAAAAAATGGCATCCAAATCCAAGTCAAAGAAGCACAAGAAGTCTAGGAGGCACTAAATCATGCAATGTTTAGGCATCGACGCCAAATATATTTTATAATGCATTATTATAACCAAATTACATTATGTCGAATCTTACTCAAGAAAATTATAATGATAGAGATGACCCAGCCCTAAAATCCAAAGGGTTTGATAAAAGTCATTCAACAATTGTGTCTGATTTTCCTCAAATAGAAATGAAATTTGAAGGGGGTCGTCGACGAACCAAACATTCCAAGAAACACTCGAAGAAACACTCGAAGAAGCATTCCAAGAAGTCCCGAAAGTACAGGAAGTCCAGGAGGCACTAGAATCAGAAAACCTACGGACCGGGGAATGTTCCCCGCACCCCTCCTTTCCCTTTTTTATAATGTTGGAATGTGAGTCAGGATTTAAGGGAAAGGTTCGGAAAACCGTAGGTTTTCTGATTTAGATGGTCGGAATGAATTCCCAATTCAACTCTTCGCAAATCTTCTTCCAGATTTCATCCTGTTCGATGCGTTTCTCTCGGTCTTTCAGCATGGGAAAATAAGGGAGAAACTCGCGCTGGTTCAGCAGCTCGCACAGCTTATACACGGTGTAATAATAATTCAAAAAGTTGACGCGGTCTTCGGGGCAGAACTTGGCATACGGCCCTTGAATCTCCATGAAGAGATTGCACAGCGTTTCCTCCAGTTCGGGCGACATGACGGGCGGTTTGATGCCCAGCTTCTCTTTGATAAATGGAATGTGTTCATAATACTTGTTGTATCCCAGCTTCTTCAAAATTTCCTTTGCTTTTTTGTCCGTGAGCTGCGTGTGCAGGTCGATTCTCTCCTTTTTAATCTGATGCTTTATGTTTTCCAGGACATCCGGTGGAATCTGCGTGGTCTCCTTGGCTTGGAACTGCGCCAGAATCTCTTTGAAGTGGTTGATGCGCTTGTAAGCGTAAAAGCATGCCTCCTTGGGTGGCTCTTTGTAAGATGGCTTCTCGTTTTCCACCAAGAAACTCACGTGAATAGAGCAGTTGTTGCACACCATGATGCCTTCATTATCGACGGGAATCATTTCACCTGCATGGCAGTATCGACACACATCCGTGGAAAACACATAGTTGCTGATGTCAATGTATGACGGGTCCAAATTTGTCAAATATCGTTGCACATTGTTCTGGTTCATGCGCTTCAGTTCATCCTCTTTGGAAACCGATTCCACTCGAAAAAAATCATTGAGGATTTTGGTTTTGTTGTTCCCATTGCAAATTTGCTGTTTGTTCTCAAAGTAATCGAATATGATTTCATTGTTGTCGAGGTAATAGTTTTTGCACTCTTGTTGGTGTTCTTTGATGGTGGTTCGCAGTTCAGCGATACGTTCTTTTATTTCAGAGATGTTGGATGGATTCGAGAGAAGCTGATTTTTTAGTGCCCGTTTTTCTTTCATTAGCCGAGGGATGGTCTCTGTTTTTAGTTTTGCAATTTTGGCCTGATGTTCCCGATGTTTGCTGTCCAAAGTCACAATGCTTTTTTCATCCAGGACGATTTTCTTGTTTGTTTTTTGCTTGAATGAATTATTAGGGGGTGGCATGAACAAACGCAAGGATGAAATAAGTTTGATGCAATGATACAGTTTATACATTTCATGCATTTAATATATTATTTAGCGTAATGTTAATGACATATTATTTATCATTTTATAATATTTAGGAATCCGGGTTTATCATTCCAAGTGTGAAATGTCGCATGATATGACCCAGCAGGTGGCATTGACGGAAGATGAACTGGCAAAAATGTCATTTTTTTTGAAGCATTTGGAAGAGAAATGGTGTTTAAAAAAACGCAAAAACACATACATTTTGAAAAAAAAAGATGGAACCAAACTAACATACACATCTGCATATTTAGAAAACAATTGCCTCGTCATTGAGAACGCGGGTCTTAAACGAATGCAGCTTTTAACTTTTTTACACAATGCATTGGAAGATGGATGGAACATTAAGAAAAAGACTTCATGCAACAATTATGTGTTTGTAAAAAAACACAATGGGGAATATAAAATGTATGAAGACGATGAATATCTAACTGAGTTCATGAAACGGAACCTTAGTTTGCAGTGATGAAAATCGATGCGATGCATAAATATTGATTTGCATTAAACTTATGTAATTTAAGTTTAATTCATTTGTTTTTCGGATTTTTTTTTCTTTAGGCATAGTATAACCAACAACAACTAAAATGGGAGGTGGATTGATGCAACTTGTCGCCTATGGCGCTCAAGACGTTTATTTGACTGGTAATCCTCAGATTACCTTCTGGAAGGTGAGCTACAAGCGCTACACCAACTTTGCCATGGAGTCTATTGAGCAGACTTTCAACGGTCAGGCCGATTTTGGTCGCCGTGTGACTTGCACTATCTCCCGCAACGGTGATTTGGCTTACCGCACTTACCTTCAGGTTACTCTCCCCGAGATCAACCAGCAGATGAAGGGCAGCGGCCAGGACGGTGTTTATGCCCGTTGGCTTGACTTCCCCGGTGAGCAGATTGTCTCTCAGGTTGAGGTCGAGATTGGTGGCCAGCGCATTGATCGCCAGTATGGTGATTGGATGCACATCTGGAACCAGCTTACCCTGACTGTTGACCAGCGCCCTGGCTACTTTGCCATGGTTGGAAACACCACTCAGCTCACTTACATCACTGACCCCTCTTTCAATGACGTTGACGGTCCTTGCCAGGCCACCGCTCCTCGCCAGGTTTGCGCTCCCCGCAATGCTCTCCCCGAGACCACCCTCTATGTCCCCCTCCAGTTCTGGTTCTGCCGCAACCCCGGTCTGGCCCTGCCCCTCATCGCCCTTCAGTATCACGAGGTCAA